CTGCATCTTCTACATAGCCACCTAAATTTGCATCCTCACCTATAATTTCTTTTTCGTTTGCACCAACACTATAAACAGCAGTAGCACCACCTGATTTGTTTGCTGTATTTAAAATACTTTTTGTTGTACTACCAGCTTTAAAAATAGATTTACCTGATTTAGCCAATCGTGCTATGTTTGCTAAAGATGCACTCCATGTAGCTGGGCCGCCAAAAATTGCTAATATAGTTCCCGGTATTGCACCAGCAAACTCTGCTGCTAACGCTTTACCACCATTATTTTCTGCATATTCTGCCATTTTTTGTCTAATTTCATTTCTTGCTGTCGTGTAGTCTACGTCTTGATCAAACATTGATTGAGCCATCGCCTCTATCTCATCTGCAAAGCCAAATGTAGCACCTTGTGCAACAAACCGACCTAGTTGGCTAGGTTGTTCAGCCATGTCAGGATCAAATTCTTTTCTTATGTCAGGCATATTATCAATTAACTCCATACTCCCAACAGAAAGTGATTGATCTTTTTCAGCAATCATTGTATCTAATAGTGCATCTAGTGATTGATTACTCATTTTACTTTCCTCTGATCAAATATAGCACGTCTTTGTTCGTAACTAAAGTCCATGTATTGTTGTCGACCATAACCCCTTGATGCTAGTCTTTCTATCTCTTCTGTAGTTAATTCTGACCATACAACTGCATCATGCTTATCAGTTTCTTCCATAGAAAGTTTAATAAAGTTAGACCAAGTACCATCGCCTTCAAATTTTGCTCTCTTAGCCATTTTTTCATATTCTTGAGCAAGTTTTCTTCTTGCTTTGATCTGTTGCATTGCCATTTCTCGCAATTCTGCTGGTGGAAGGCTTAGATCAATGTTAGTTCTCATTGCCATTTCCATCTCACGTTCAGATAATGCACCAAAGGTTGCACTATTAATAACGCTAATACCCAGTTCATTGACTAGACCATGAAGAATACCTGTTGCATCATCAAAGGCTGGTAAATGTTGTCCAAGTAAACCTGATACTGCATCATCATTTGAAGCAGCAATAATACGTTCAAACTGATCTACTTGTCTACGGTATTCTTGCGCTTTCACATAGTATTCCGTACCCATCTCTTGTGCTTGTTTTTTATCTAGTATAAGTGCTTCCTGTTTAGCAATTCTTTGTTGTTTACCTATAAGTGTTTCACCATACGACTCAAGCCATACTTTGTCTGTGTCACCTGTGCCTTTATCTGTTTGTATTTGGTAATGTTGTCCTTCACGAGAGACACCATCTATAAGTTCTTTGCCTTGATGAGTAAAAATTTCGCTTAAACCTAAAGCATAATCTTTAGCAGTAGGATCAAGTCCTGTTAGTTGCATAGCAATTTTAAATGCTTCGTCACTCATTGAGTTATCGGCTTCTACTATCTCAGCTAAGTCAGCAAGTTTTGCAGTAATCTCAGGATCGGCATTTGGTTTCTTTAAAAAGTTTATGACTGCTGCTATATCTTTACCTTTGCCGGGTTCTAATGAGTATTTTGATGCTTCAGATACACTTATAGCACCTATTTCTAACAATTGAGCAATATTGTTTTTTCCTTGCTTCTTTAATACTGCAACTAATGAGCCTCTGCTTTTATTTATAGTAGAAGCATCAATTCGTTTCTGAAATGAAGCGGCTAAGTTAGCATCAGGACGTAAACGCATAGAGTTAAAGCCCATACCCATACGAGCCATTTTTTCAGGACTAATGTTATTAAACATATCCATAAAACCACCACCTTGTTGCTGTGGAGCTTGAGCAGTTTGTTGAGGTTGTTCAGGCATTTGAGGTTTATCTCCACCCAAGCCACCTAATAATCCACCAATTCCACCTTTTTTACCGATTTCATTGCCTAGTAGACCACCTATAAGCATTTGTCCTAATCCTATTGCCATCTTAACCTCCTCTCATTGATGCAGCTAATGTTAAGTAATCAAACAATCCTTTCTTGGAAGTTAATGTTTCAGAACCAACATTAGGAGTTACTCCAAGAGCATTACCTAAATATCCTATACTCTGTCCGGGTTGTCCAGTATAACCAGCAAACTTGTTTTGAGCATTGTCATATATTGCTTGTTGTAGAGCTTGTTGCATAGCACCTTGTTGAGATAGATTGTTATTTACTGTCTGCCCCATGTTAAATCCAAGGTTAGATATATTGCCTAATTGGTTAGCAGCTCCAAGTCTCTGTTGATTTCCTGATAATCCAGCAGATTGATTAGCAAGTGCAGCTTGTAATCTATTTGAAATATCTTGTTGACCAGCTTGTTGATTCGCTAACTGTCCTTGCATATTATAGGATTGGTTCATACCAGCAGCTTGTAATGCGTTACCTTGATTTGCTAAACCTGACTGCATACCAGCAGATTGGTTAGCAAGTGCAGCTTGTAAAGCGTTTTGTTGGTTCTGTTGCGAAGCCTGTAAATTAGCCGCTTGGTTTGCTCTTTGAGCTGCCATGTTTGTGTTAATATCAAACTGACCACCTTGTTGGTTAGCCATTTGTGATTGGAAGTTATTTGTTATATCTTGACCAGCCATTTGCTGTGCATTTTGATAACCAGCTTGTCTAAGTCCAGCAGACTGTCTACCTAACGTATCCGTTAATCCTCTACCAATCTCACCCATTGCTATGCCATGTCTTGATCCACCAAATCCACCTGCCGCTTGTGCTTGTGCGCCTAACATATCTAATCCCATGTCAGCAGCTCTACGGGTATCTCTTTCATTTGCTGAAATAACTTGATCTGTGTAAGGGTTCATGTATTGAGACATATCCGTATTAGATAATCTCTCTGCCATTACTTGTGGACTAGCATTTTGTTGAGCAATTTGGTTAGCAGTGATGTTTGAGCCAACTACGTTAGCGTTGACTACATTTGATCCGACAACATTTGTTGGATTTACTGAAGCACTACTACCAGCTACAGATACTTGCTGTGGGTTAAATGATAGTCCTTGCCCAGTTGCTGCTCCAGCCGCTTTTATACCTTCAGCAGCCAATGTGTTAATGTTTGCTGGTTGTTGCGTACCGGGTGAAGGTGAGGATGTTGCTGGTCTAGGTAATCCATTAGTAAACTTTTGACCACCACCTTGTTGCCAATCACTACTTGGAGGTGTAAACCCTGTACTCGGAGCGTTCCAAGTTTCACCTGTTACTGAGTTAGTCCAAGGAATTATTCCTCTACCACCACCACCGCCAGTAAATCCTGCAGGCATCTGATTAGTAATACTACCACCGGGTAGTGGAGTTATACCTCCGTTCATATTGGACATTCCTCCTCCGGGCATTCCTTTCATATTTGGATCAAGTGGAGCTGAGAATCCGGGTATTGGGCTACCATCTTTTCTAAGCATTTCAGGAACTCTATTCCAGCGCTCCGACTCAATACGATTCTTCTCTGCCATAACATTCAAGTTATTTGGATTGGCTAAGTTATATGCCTCTATTGTATCTTCTCCATAATCCGCTCGTGGAGCTAGACCTTCTTCGACACGTCTTTTATTGTCTATATCTCTAAGGTGAGGAGGTAAAAAGTCTCCCCAAGTGTCAACTGTCATACCCAATGTAGGATGTCCAAGTGAATCAGTTCCACCTCTTGCACCTTCGGGAACTATAAACTTACCTCCACCATGGTTAGGATTACCTACGTATCTACCTTGATCCATCGGTTTAAACGTACTACCGCCAGTACCATATGAATTATTGTCTCTTACAGGCATAGCTTGTGGTGGCATGCCACCAACAAGTCCTGGTATCGGCGATCCTTTAAAAGACATGTCTTCTGGATTTCCACCTCGGTTACGGTTACCCCCATACTTAGTTAGCATATGAGTTGAGCCGCCCATCTGTTCACCATTCATACTATTGCGTCTAGGCGGAACTACCTGACCACCGTTTGCTTGTCCAGCCATTAGTCTATCTCCGTTTTAATGTTATTCATTATCTACCACCTACTCGTCTACTATAACTAGAGTAACTCTTAGAAGGTGCTGATTTCTTTTTCGCAACATTACCTCTACCACCTCGGCTACCAGTTGATCTAGTAGGTTTTGGTTGTGGAGTTCTTTTAGGTTTACTCTTCACAACTACTGGTTTGTTTCTATTATAAGCTACTTTAACCTTTGGTTTTGCTATAGGTTTTGCTATAGGTTTTGGTTTTGGTTTTGGTTTTACAACTGCAACTGGTTTAGGTGTATAACCTTTTCTATCTGCAACCGTTTGTTTTGGTGTTACTACAACTGGTTCTTTTTTCTTGAGGTGAGTTTTATCCATCGGTTTAAACGTACCAGCATCTTTTTGTTTTGCTATTTTTATTGCATCTTCACTAGGCGGTCTGTTAAGTAAACCGTGAATATTTTGACCAATAGAATGTGCTTTATCAAGGAATGGAGCATTACCACTCTGCCTTAAACCTTCTATGTTATCCATAGACTGTAAGAACGCATTGTATCCAAAAGTACCACCTACATCACTAAGATTAGCTTTACCTCTACCCATAACACCATCCAATAAACTACTATCTGCAATACCATCTAATTGTTGATACGCCATTGCACCAAGAGTTGCTGGAAGACCACCACCGGGTAAATCGCCTTTAGTCATTGATCCATAATCTTTACCTGATGCTATATGGTATCCATCAGTAGCATCTGAAACTGCATTATTTATAATATTTTGGTTGTTATACGCCACATTACTTCTGTCATGTGGGTTACCACTAGTAGGTGTAAACTTTTGTTTATCTAAATGATTTTCTATTTGTTGGTCTGTTACATCAGCACCACCTAATAATCTATTTAGGTTCATCATAACACCTGAATCTTTTTTATAAAAATCAGGTACTAATGCATCGCCAGTCTTTTGCAACAACCCACGATTATTGTCCATACCTTGAAAAGCGTTCTCTGCATTGTTGACGTTGTATTCAGCCATTATTTGGTCAATAGTCTTATCATTAGGATCACCATACTTACTTTGAATATTTTCAGTCATTCTCATAACATCGTTTAAACCATCTCCCATACCTGAAGCAACATCTCTTCCTATAGTATTTGACAATGATGTGTCTACACCTCTACTATTAGAACCGTTAGCCATCATATTCTGTCGTAAATATTGTTGTGCATCTCCAATACCTCGTTCTTGTAGTGTTGGCATTGTCATTCCACTACTTCTATTGCCTCTGCTACCTCTTGTGCTTGAACCATTAGCCATAAGATTTGGTATTTCTTGTATTCCTAAATATCCATTAAGTATATTGTTTGGTTTAATTGCTTCATCTCTTATCGCATTGTAATAATCTGTGCCATCAACATTACCAACACTTCTGTCTTGGTTTAATAAACTAGCATCCATTCCTGAACCTCTTTCCGCAGCCATAGCATCAAATGCAGCTCTCTGTTCGGCATTAAAATCTTTACCGAAGGTCATACCGCTAATTGTAGCTGTGTTCTGTGGTAGGGAGGAGTCTTCACTCCCTACTACTTTCCCGCTTGTTTCTCCAAATATTCTGCCATAATTTGATCTATTGGTTTACTTACATTAGTAGGCGTGTAACCTTTTGAGTCTAATCTACTGGATAATGAACTTCCATAATTAAACGCTCCATCATCACTAGGAACATAAGGCATAGTTGTATCTAATGTTGATGTGGGAGTCATAGATGGTGTATAAGCTGGTGTGCTTGGTGTGTAATTGTAATTTGATGGATGACCGGGAGAGTTCATTGGATTACTGGCATTTAAATGAGGATTTCCCATGGGAGTATAATTTGATGTGTTTGTAGCATTAGCTCTATCATCACGTAATTTTTGTATAGCTAACATATTAGGATCAATTGGATTGTTTCCACCGCCTCCGCCGCCATTACCACCACCAGCGCTTGGGTTTCCAATAGGTAAATTAGCAGCAGGTGCGCCACTATCAAACAAGGCTTGATACTTATCCCATGCTACAGGATCGTATGCCTTAGAGTCTAATAGAGCTTGGTCATAAAGGCTGTTAGAGTCATATCCAAATGAACCATCTGCATATTGTGTAGCTTCAGGCAATCCACCCATTGCATCTACTGGAGCATTAAAACCAAAAGCTCTTGCCGCATCTGCGTTATTTTGAAAAGCCGATACTTGATTAGGATTAAAGGCTGCAACTTCCGCACCACGATATGGCATAAAAGGTAACCTTTGCAAGTCCTCTGCCCGTTGTAAATTTCTTTGTACCGGGTCTAGTAACCAACTTGGTAAGGTTGTCTCTGTTGTTTCGCTACCGCTTTTTGAACTCATTTCAAAACTCCTTTAATAATGTTGTAAACTGTTCTGACCAACCTTTAGATTTTAATATTTTCTTCCATCCCTTTCTACCTGTTACGGTCATCCCTACACAGCCTTCTGATTTACCCCATGCAACTGCACTATCATGCATATCTGTTACTTGTTTAATTCCTTGTCCTTTATCGCCTCCAGCTAAGAAGACATGAAGCACTTTCTTGTTAGGATACACTACAAGTTCAGTTACCGCACAACCGTTGTCATTTAACCACAATTGCATATGCCCACTTATCACTCCATCAACTACATCTTGAAAGTTGTGCGTGTCTCCACCTTTATTAAGTGCTGACTGTATCCAGTCCTTGCACCTAGCTAATTCTTGATCTAATGTCATGGATCGTATTTTAACTTAACCCAAGCTCCATTCTTAGATACTACAACTGCATCTTGTGCTTCATCCCACATTAAAATACCGTCTTGTGTTGCCTTAGACGTTGCATCTTTAAACTGTAATTTGTTACGTGTACTGGTAAGGAAAGAGTTAATACGCTCTCCCCATGGTTTCCAATTATCTCCGAAAGGCGGTGGTGGTGTAGCAATACTCATCGCTTACCTCCCGGAGTGGCTTCCATTCTCATTACACCTGAACGCCAGTTAGTATTTCCTACACCCTGTATCTTTAATCTAATCTGTCGACCTGAAAATCTAACATCTGTAGGATTACTTAACGAAAAAGCGCCATGCGTTGTTTCTGTATCATTTGGATAAAATCTACTTTTAAAAGTTACTTCAACTTCTCCAAGCGTTCTTTCATCAGATATGAGGTTGGTTACTCGCATAATGTTGTCACCATTACCTAGACTGATTGAACCTGACTCAGCAAATGGTTGTACAGAGCCATGATCATATCCAGTTTCTTGGTTGTATAAATTGCCACTAGCATCTGCCCATATAGGTCTATCAAATGTTCCTTGATCTACTGCGGCAGTTCTATCTAAAACGCCAACATTCCAATGTCCTTCCTTGTAATCAAGTGAAATATACCTGTTGTTTTCAAGACCATCTGCACTAGGATAAAACCACCATATCTCACCATGCTGTGAATTATGGACTGCGTATACCTTACTGATCTGCGCTCTATTGATGTCATCGAAGACATAATCTAACGCCTCACATGGTAATGGTTTAGCTGAAGAACCATCATAACTAAAGAAACCATTCTTACCCATCCAAAACGCTCCGTCATCTACAGCTACTAAAGCCTTTCTAGATGCAATACCACACGCTGTTCCTACCCTTTCAAATCCATAGACAAATGGCGCACCTGAGTATTGTGCCACATGAGCATCAGTATCCGTAAGGATTAATGTAGAGCCTCGCATTCTAATGCCACACATTATCTGACCAGTTGTCTGTAACTCCATATCACCAGCCTCGTTTGTAGCTGAAGCAGTCCATACTGTATTTGCTTCTTTGTCACACCATTGAACTTTACGTGGATTACCACCAGCACCAAGTGCAAACACAAAGCGCTCTTCTGTTACTACAATTGATACATTTGACGTTGGCGCATTAGCAACTACTTGTGCTACTGTACTTGTGTTAAGTTGCCACTCGTAAATTTTGCCATCTGCAGAGGAACACGCTACTAGGTATTGCCCCCATGTATCTAATGCCCATGTTGTTGCTTCAGCGTAAACTCCTGAATAAGCTGGAGGACTATTATAAGCGGTAGAGCCATAAAAACTACCACCATAACCAGTATTTACAGCAGCGTTTATATCTCCAGCAGTAAAACTTGTAGGAGTTATGTCAAATACTGTACTACCAGCATTAACATGATAAAGTTTATTGTACGTGCCACTTGCTAACTTTTCATCATTTCCATTGTCTGTCCAAGAGATCATAGCTCGTGGTGGAGCTGCAAATGCACTAGCTTTTCTTGTTGTCCATCCACCTACTGGTCTTAGTGATCCGTCTTGCCATCTGATAAGACTTGCATCACGCCATCTGTTGGAAGACTGAAAATCTGTTCCGTTTCTATGTATGCCCGGTGGTATGTCTAAAGGTATTAATGCCATATCATCCTCATGCTGCTAATTGTGTCCATGTTACTGAATCGTTAGTCACATTATCCCACGTTATTGAATCGTTAGTAATATCAGTCCAAGTTACTGAATCATTAGTAATAATTTCCCATTTCTCTCTGCCTATTGTAGCAGTTCCTGACGTTGCACTTAATGCACCTGATGTACTTTGTACTCTATTACACGTTGCAGTAACAACTGCTTCAGGTTGTATAATAGCATAAGGCTGTTGTATTCTTTCGGAGTCTGCAACTAAAGTAGCAGTTCCTGTCGATGATGCAATACCACCCATTGTCGCAAATCCAAGTACAGTTATACTTGCGCTTGCTGTTGGTGTACCTGATCCAAATCTTACCCGGTTGCAGATAGCAGCTATGGTTGCTGTTGCTGTTAAAGCGGCTGCACCACTTACCATAAACACAGCAGAAGCTGTAGCTGAACTTGTTGCACTTATTGCTACACTTGTTGTTCTAACTAATACCGCACTCTGAGTAATTGTTGCAGTTGAGGATGATGTCGCACCACTTGTTCTGACTCTTGCGCCATTGCCAGTAGTTGTTACTGTAGTTGTGGATACTCCATTTCCTAACGCAGAACCCTGTTGAATCCTTCTTGCACTTGCACTAACTGAAGAGCTTACATTTACAGATGCAGCACCAAAGTTGACCTTAGTACCAACACAGGCAATTGTAGAGCTAGAAGATACTGCTGAAGCTGCGTTAAATGTTCCTACTGCTGTAGCACTAATTGAAGCACTAGCATTTACAGTAGCAGCGCCATCTAGAACTTCGCCTGTACTAAAGGCTAAATTACCATAATAATAACTGCCATAAACTGACATATATTACTCTGTTAGTTAAGCGTTATATCTAAGTCACCCGATGGAACACGGAATACATCACCAGTAGCAATCGCTTTAGAGGCTGATAAAGTCGCATAAGCCATTAAGTTACCTGACGTTAACGCATCAAAAACTCCAACATGAGTTACTGTACCCCAACTACCTGTGGCTGTTGGAAACTCAATTGCCGCATTGTTAGATGTTGTATCACCTGACGTTGCAAATGCAACTGCTTTTCTTACATAGGCACTTCCTGAAAGCTCAGTACCTCCACCAGTCTCACCCGGTGCTGCTGTAAACAATGCTAAGTAATGTGTACCCGGAGCTGTGTAAGCCGCCCCAGCAAATACATGGTCTAAAATTTCCGTTTCTAAAAAGTTTGTAAAACTCATACTAATCCCCTCACTTTAAGTGTTAACCCTGATCCGCTAAACATAGCATCTTCAGAGACTTGGTTTAAACGCTGTACAGCCGCACCATATAACTGCGCCCATATAGCTACTCGTTGGTCATCTGCTAAATACGGTGCTGAATGTAATAACGATCCATAGAGATATACATCAGGTGCTTCTAGTAAAAGCCAGTTATCTGTGTTGGTTATTAACGAAGGTATCTTCTGATAATAAAGCAACTCAAAATCTGTGTCCACGCTTGGTGTTGGGTATAACTGAAACTGTCCATCTGCGTGTGTGTAATATGTAGGTGTTCCTGCGTCATCATTGTTGGCTTGACGTTTGTCTGCCATGGCATCTCTTGATATTAGATTAACGGTTGACGTTCCTGTGCCTGTTAAATGCATTCTAATTGTTTCTACCCAGTCTGCTGGTATCTGCATGTACTCATCTGCGGCTGATTGTTGTCCACTTGATCGTGCTTCCATCTTCCAATGACGTATGTCTCTATTAATCTGAGACTCCGCCAATGCAATGAAGTCAGGTATAACTGTTGTCAGATCATCTCTGTTTAAGAAGTCAGCAATACTTGCTTTTAAGCCTGTGTAGTTAGTTAATGCCATAGTCAGTCCTATTTTAGCGTAAGTATATCATTTATTAATCATAGTGTTGATTGTTATAGTAGTAAACCTTGTTTGTCTTTGTCTTGGCTCATTAACAAACCACTTGTTGGCATTGCTAATCCAATAAATTGTAATTCAGGGAATTTTTTAAGTAATTCCATCCGTTCTTTAGATGAACCATAACGTAATATTTTTTGTATACCTGCATCTTTTAATAATTTTTCTATATATTTTGATGTTTCTTTAGGTATTAACGCACCTTTAAATTCATTAATGTCAACTAAACGATTAGACTTTGACTCAAAATACGTTGTTTCTAATTCTTTACCTTTATTTTTTAATTCCTTAACTAAATCTTCTACCCAAGTTAAATTTTCTCTTGTTGATTGGTCAAACATACTCATGTATTCTTCAGGTACTTTTCCATTGCCTCTTAACATTTCTTCTATCATATCGTAAACGTTATCGTTGTCATTATATGAAATACGTGTGCGTTTATCATTTTTAATAGCTAATCGTACATCATCTCTTGCTAATTCAAATTCATCTCCTATGTCATGAAACAAACCTCTTTGTACAATACTGTCTCGTGAATCTTTAATTTCTTGTAAGTTTTTAAATTTCTTAGATGTTAAAGCTCTTGTTTGACCTACAGAGTTACCTTCCATTTCTGTACCGGGAAGATATGCTTTTTTCTTTTTCATTATTTTTAAGGCTAACTCAGGATCGTAAGGAACATCAGCTCTTCTTTTTCCTGAAGGAGTTCTATAACCTTTAGGATTAGACATCATTTGTATACTTTCACCTAACAAACCACTTGGAGGAACTGTATCGCTGTTATAAGTTAACAAACGCCCTACCATGTTGCCATGTTTTTCTTTATGAGCTTTATTAATTTCACGCACCATCTCTCTGTAATTTTCATAATCGTATGGGTTATATCCATTTGCTTTTGCTGTGTCAACATTAAGCATTTGTCTTTCTAATTGCCCCGGACTCCAATCTTCAAACTTTCTTCTCATTGTTTGCAAATAACCTTTACCAGTTTCAGTTGTATAATCAATGTCACCATCTTTTAACCAATTAGGTGCAGTATGACCAATATGCCATTGCATTTCTTGTGGGTTTACTGAATTAAATACCTTGTCAATATTTTTGTAATTTGTAAAGTCGTGAGGCGCACGACCTGAATACATATCAGAGTTGTAAGTATTAGTCGTTGCACTTGGTGTAATCATTTTAGGTGTACCAAGCAACGTTATATCACCAAAATTTTCAAGTAGTCCATCAGTTTTACTAATAGCCATTGAGGGCATTGGTATTTTATTGTAACCTTGACCTGTATGTTTCATTAATGCTTCTTCAGACATATTATGTGTGGCTATCATTGGATTTTTAATTGAAACATCTTTCATTGACAAACCTACAGGAGTTGAACCAACTTTTCTGATTTCATCCATTAATCCATTTGCTTCTGCTTGTGCAAGTGCTTTTTTAAGTGTAGGTGTACTAACTTTACGTACTTGGTTTGCAACTGCGCCAATACCTGATGCAGCTAACAACGTGTCAAATGGGTTGTTTTGTATAGTTTTTTTAACAGCATCTAAAGAACCAAGATTTTTCTTTATATCTTCGTATGCATCTGAAGCCATTTGCGATGTGTTTTCACTTGTAATAAGATTATTAGGAGCTATCTTTAACAAGCCTTGATCTATAAAATCAGGAGTTAATTTACCTATAGCACCTCCTCCTAATTCTAATGCACTTTTAAGAGCTACTCTTGGGTTGTCTATTATTGTTTGCAGATCATCAACACCTTCTTTCATGTCAGGGATAAAGTTTCTAGCTAACAAACTATACTTAAAGTCATCACCTAATTTAGATTCATTTTTTTTTGAAAAGATATCAAAGATTCCACCAACTACACTCTCTTTGTTATCCCACATATTAGCCAATAATCCCTTCATACAATCCCTTTTATATTTCTTCTAATAGGTTTATCCCACGCCTCATTATAAGGTTGATAACCAATCGCAAGGTAACGAAATGAATCTGCACCATGTGATGCCCAGTTATGCGATGGTCTCATACGCCATGTTTTACCAGTATCATCCCATGCTCGTTGATAATTCGTTAGTGAATCTATTCCTTTCTCACACTTCTCTTCATCAAACCAACACTTATCTAGCATAGCTCTAACAGCTTGTATGCCATCATCTATAAGTAATGAAGGTGCTATCTCTATATCTCTGATGCCTAATCCTTCTAATGTCTCGATCCGACTCTTGCCAGTACCAAGCTCTCTAACTCTAACGTCATGTGGGAATACGTGTTGATCATAAACATAACCTTTGTCTTGTAATATTTTAGCATAATGCTCTAAGCCAACTCCTGATGCCTCATAGTAATCTATTAGATGTACCTCAGTACCAATAAATTGTGCAAACCATATAGCTGTTGAATCTCCTACACCTAAATCCCAACTGGTTACAACACCTTTACCTCTATCATATTTAACATTACTTATCCGATCCTCATCCCTAGCTCTTCGCATTTCTGAGGCATAGTAACTGCCTTCTGAAAAAATTAAAAACCCTCCAGTCCAAATATGCTCATACATCTCAGGTCGTTTCTCTTTGTCTTCTAGTCTTGTCTGCTCTAGTACATCAGGAAACCATTCGTTGTCTGTGTAATTAAGCATTACGCCTTTGCTATTAGCTGGAGGATTAACTCTAAACCGTTCGTGGGTTGCTGAATACTTTGACTCTGGATTCCATGTTACCCATATCTCTGAGTCTACTTCCCGGACAGTTGGTATTAATACATCGTAAGCTCTACCACTTAACGCTTCAGCTTCATCTACCCAACACAATAAGATACGAGCCTTTGACTTAATTGAGTCTAGTGATCTCCTAAGACCTGAGAACGTGTACTGTATGTTGCCATCCTTCGATTTTATGAATTTGTCTCCACATATATAATAGTCAGCTAACCATGGTACTGAGAGTATTGCAGACTTAATCTCTTCTAATGAGGACTCACTAAGGCTGTTCATAAACTCTCTAGCACAAAGTATCTGACCTTTCTTACCACTCTTGCCCCAACGATAACCATAGACTGCTGTCATTAATGCGAATGATCTAGTTTTTCCTGAACCACGACCACCATAAGCATATCTTGTTCTTGCCTCACCCTCAAAGACAGGAATTAATTTAGGTGGTAATTGTATCTTAGCTATTTCACTTTTATCTACCTTACGCTGTGCTACTTCAATCATCAATCTTGCCGACCAATTGAATAATAGTTGGCGGCTTCATAGTTCCATCACTCGATGTTATATCTGTTTCTGTCTTAATAACTAAGCCATGATTCGAGCTTAATGCTAGAGTTGCAGTCCGCTCTCTGAACTCTCCACTAAGCGAGCCATTCATAAGTTTTCTGCCTTGGTGTGTCATTAAAGTTCTTACGATGTCGGAAAATTCAGGATACTTCCTCTCCCAATCGTTGACTGTATCCCTGTGAATGCCTAGTTCTAAAGCCAATCCATCAATCATAGGTATCTTATCACCGTACTTAATATAGTTCTTTATATAGTCTTCAGCTTTCTCTAGTATCTTGTCATTATATTTACTTGGTCTAGCCATTTAGTTTACCTTCTCTCGGAAAATTAGTTCCAGTTGTGCCATACAATCCAACTGTCCTTGCTATATGTTTATCTATAACTTTTATTGGATCACCTGTTAGCTCTGAGCAATATTCAAGCAAGGCGATATACAAATAAGGTAATACAGTTGTGTCTGATATTTCCATTTCTGTTTCACCGTCTATGTCAAATTCATTGCCATCTATGTCAAATTTATTATCCAACTAACTCTCTCCAATTATCAGGAAGATTAAGTGTGATTCCTAAGTCATTCTCAACCCAAGCTATAACGTCATCTAAAAAAATAGACATCTCTTTTGTATTAAGTTCTGTTGTCGATTTTAACACCAGTCTTTGTTTCTTAGCAACCTCTTCAATTCTAGTATCAAGAAATTCTGTCTGACAATGTACCTTTATAGCTTTTTTAGTGTTACGAGTCTCTACTCTAACTTGATCTACAATGGCGTGATACAATTTGTTCTGTTGTCCGCTTCTAGTCATCTTATGTGGCTTAATACTTATCACAGCTTCATCTCCGCTAGTGTTCTTAAAGAAACTTCGAGTCATATTCTCTATAATCTCCGCTTTAGGCTTGTCTCTCCTAAGTATTCTAGTTAATGTCTCACTCATATTGTATTCAATTGTTCTTGATCTAAAGCATAACCATCACCATGACCAAGGTTTGTTATGTTTTTAGTTTTAATAAGTTTCTCTGACTCAACCCATCCGATTAAGTCGTATTTTGGAAACTGTCCAACCACTAAAAGATATATATCGCAGTCATCTATTTTTTTATTAAGAGTTGCTAATAGTTTTCCATTTTTATATTTAGTAGTTTTAACATCAACCCTAGAGCCTTTCTTTGTCATTAGGTCATATTTAGGCATGTCATACAAATCAATTGCAGTATCAGGGTATACGCCAAAATGCTTACAACACGCAACCTCACCACCAATACCATCAAGGTCTGTAATCCAATTTGGTTGGCTACCTATCTTCTTATCTATAATTCCTTTTGATCTAGCGTTATCATATCTACCAAGCGCAATACTGATTGACATCTGTTGCTCAATAGAATTTAAATTTACTTCTTTACTCATACGGTGTCCGGGGAGCTGAAGCCGCCTCTGAATAGTATTCATCAACCAATAAAGACCGAACTAACTGTCTCTTGGTTCTTGTAATAGCAAACTGAGCCATCTCTTTAATGAAGTGAGGTTTGTAGTATGGATGGTCTAATGTGTCATAGAGTTTATGGCATGCATAACAACCGTAAAATCCTATGTCGTTTCCATGACCATCTTTAGCCTTAATTCCAACTCCCTGAACATTCTCATGACAGAAAACTACGTTCTCATTATTAACTCCTGAGTCACAGACATCGCTTTTAAAGGTACATGCCTTACCACGTGCTGATCTAGTTATGTCATTCTGTTTAGACACGAAGCAATCCCCAGGTCATAGTGCATTCAACGACATCGGCAACTGAATAAACTACTTTAACTTCACCACCAGCTTTTTCGATTTTACTGATCATGGATTTTTGGTTTTTACTAAGATAACCTTTAGGTGTTGAGGTGCTAGGTTTTTTAACTTCCAACCCATAATACAATCCATCATGCACAATAGTAATATCAGGAACTCCTGATTTTGTACCTGTTGCTTTAAGTTTAGCGCCCTCAATTTTTGAACGACTTCCACCATTAGGAACTGCCCAATAACAAATCTTCCGAATGTCTAGATACTGACAGATAGCTTTTTGAATGTCATCCTCTTCATGCCTCATAGCTTTTTGTTAACCTTATCCATAATAAATGTTGACTTTAACTGATCACACAACAAAATAATACTGTCACATAATTTTTCTTTTAACGCTAAGTCTTCAACTTCATCTAACACTTTAACTAAATCAACCATAGTTTGTGTAGCCTTGGCTCTATCTTCTTTAGACATTTTCATTTCTTCTACGTTTTTTAGGTTTTGGTAACTCTAAATAATTAGCTAATCCATAAATCATCCAATGTGTAATAGGTTGATCTGATGCTATTCTTGAGGTAAATCCACTTAAAGACAGTCCTAATAACTTTGCTGCTTCTTTTTGTGTAATCTTCAGTCTTTGTAATTCTTTTGGTATAGAGTCGTAATAAATTGGTTTAGACATAATAAAAAAAATCATTTAATAGATAACATTATATCAATATTAGTAGAGGCTGATGTTTGGTTTACTATTTTAATTCTCCCTGAACGCACTCCACTTCGTTCGTTTGTCTGCTCGGTGCTGAAGCACCCAAGCTAATCTTCGGTAGAGCTTAGTGATAAATCACTTTTTTTTAGAGCTTCTTATCTTAGCTCTTTACTTATCGGGTAATTCCTGAGTTGGAAGTTTTCGGAGCTAATGAAAATCCCTAGAATACAATAAAGTAAACTAGAGATTCATTCATCGGTATAAGTCCTTCGCAGTATTATCCGTATGCCTAATTCCAATACAACTAATTAGGTCAGAGTCATCGCTACCTTGTAATAGGTACTCAGCCTTCTGCACTCTGCGCTTAGATTTATTAGCCTCCGAGGTGGTTACCAACATAAAGGTTCTTATCTAAACATCAATCAACAGCTTCGTGGAATACAGTAGCTGATTCTCTTTTAGTTTATAGAGGTGTGAGTGAAACCGAAGTCAGACATATCACCTCTCGCATCCTGAAAGTTGCCAATATGTCATAAGATGGTATAATTCGTCTCAAACAGTAGCGGCAACTACTCAGTTTAGAAGACCCTTAGAGCCAAAACTCTAGGGGTTTTTGCTTTCTGAAACATCCAAAAAACCTAAACCACGAATCTAGAATGA